GCGGTGTCATCTAGGGCTTGCGGCAGTATTTTAATCATTCATCGATCGACATAACGAAGCGTTATATCGGTGTTGATCGGGATGAAGTGAATGAAAAGAGTAAAAAACTCTATATGGGTTTCCGGGTGCCCAGGGACGGAAAACGCCCGGCACGCCAAAGAAACAGCGCGCCGGTGAGCATCAAGCGGCTGGACAGGACGAAACAGGGCGAGGCCTGGGCCAAGAGCAAACAAAAGGCCAAAACGAAAAAATCCGATGTATGATACATTGACGGGGATTTCCGGGCCGGATATGATAAAGTAAACAAGTGCGCAGGAAGCGCGAGACCGTGGCGAGAGCTGCGGTCTTTGTCGTTTTGGGGCCGGGCGTCCCCTTTCGCCCGGCGTTGGTCGGGAGGGATCAGATGCCGCATGATGCGTACTACAGCGAGGCGAAGCACAGAGCATGGCGCGAGGCCGTGCTGCGGCGCGCCGGGTACCTGTGCGAAGAGTGCAGGCGGTATGGGCGGACAGATAAAAAGGGGCTGCCGGTAAGGGCTACCACCGCGCACCATGTGAAGCACCGGGACGAGTACCCGGAGCTCCAGTACGACGTGAGCAACGGGCGGGCGCTGTGCGAGGCCTGTCACAACCGGGCACACCCCGAGAAGGGGAAAGGTGCGAGGTACTGGTATTAGTGCGAGTTGGTGCATGGTTGTTTCGTGCGCGCGTGCGAGGCATAAAACAGTGCGGTGGGCCGTTTTCGCGCACCTGCGCGAATAGATGAAAATACGACCCACCCCCCCCGGGTACCGGGCTAATGTTTCAAAACAGCTTAGCCGGCTGGTGGAGCCTTTTATATCCGCGGGGATAAATTTAATGATGGGGGTAAAATGAACGAACTGGAACAAAAACGAATCGAGCAAAGCATGCGTCTGCTTGGAAAAGCAGAGCCGCGGCCTATCGATGAGCTCATCCCATACCAAAGAAATCAAAAGAATCATGATGACCGGCAAATCAAGAACGTGGCCGCTTCGCTGCGCAGATTCGGCTGGCGGCAGCCTGTTGTGGTAGATGCCCGGAATGTCATCGTCATTGGCCATTGCCGCGTTTTAGCCGCAAAGCTATTAGGGCTGGAAACAGCGCCGGTTATCTCCGCAGAGGATTTGAGCGAAGATGAAATCCGAGAACTTCGCATCGTTGACAACAAAACCAATGAAAGCCCCTGGAACGAGTATCTGGACGAGGACGTCCAGGAGCTGGAATTTGAAGGCTTTGACTTTGACTTTGATGAAGAATCAGGTGGGGGGGTGGACACATCTGACATTATCGAGGATGAGCCGCTTGCACCGCCTGACGAACCGGAGACGCACCGTGGCGATGTTTGGCAGCTTGGCCAGCATCGCCTTATTTGTGGCGATGCTCTTTTGATCGACGATATCAATAAGCTGTTAGATGGAAACGTGGCCGATTGTGTTGTTACCGACCCTCCGTACAATATGGCCTATGAAGGTGCGGGCGGTACACAGAACCGCGCTGCCAACCGGATCATGAATGATCACATGCCGGAGGAGGACTTTCAAAATTTTATCAAGACGGCTTTGGGCAATTATTACCTGAGCATGAAAGATGGAGCCACGCTTTACTGTTTTTACAAGGAGCTGGGCGCTGGAACGTTTTTGACGGCAACCCAGGCTGCCGGCCTGCATTTTCGGCAGGAACTTGTTTGGGTAAAAAATCAATTGGTGCTTGGTGGCGCTAAATATCAAAACATGTATGAGCCTTGCATAATGGCCTCCAAGGGCAAGCGCATTGCCACATGGAACGGAGGGCGGAAGGAGCGCAGCGTCATAGAATCCATCGACCTTATGAACGAAGATGATCTGCGCGCTGCCATTCGGGATTTGTTGGATACTGAGACCACGGATGTTTTAAGAGAAAACAAACCGTTGAAAAATGATCTGCACCCTACAATGAAGCCCATTCGTTTATTGGCCAAGCTGATTCTCAATAGCAGCAATGAGGGAGACGCTGTCATGGATTTGTTTGGCGGTTCTGGCTCTACGCTTATTGCCTGTGAACAGACTGGCCGACGCTGTTTTACCATGGAGCTGGATCCGAAATATTGCGATGTAATCATACATCGTTGGGAAAACTTTACCGGCCAGAAAGCTGTGCTTTTGAATTAAACCAGAAAGGAGCGTTCCATGAAGCCCACCACAGAAAAAGGCTTTCGGGACAAGATTCGTCGTGCGTGTCAGGGCGTCGGCACCTACAAGGAAGAGTTTGAAACCGTTATCTGGAGATTGGCGGAAACTTATGTACGTATCCAGCATGTCAAAACGGAGTTTGCAAAGTCCGGCGGGAAAGTCATAATCAAGCACGTCAACAAAGCGGGAGCGGCCAACGCCGTAAAAAATCCTTTGCTCCAGGAGCTGGATTTTTTGCAAAAGACCGCCCTGGAACTGGAGAGGGAATTGGGCCTCACGCCAGCGTCCCTTAAAAAGATCAATGAATCTGCCATGGCCGCCCAGGAAGAGCAGGATCCGCTTTCTCTGGCATTGGGCAATTTGCGGGTGATTTGAACACATGAGACCAACCGGCATTTATGCGCCGGAGGTATTGGCCTATATTGACGGCGTTTTAAGCGGCGCGATCATTGCCGGCGAGGATCGGATCCTGGCCTGCCGGAGATTTCTGTCTTTTTGTGATCGCGCGGATCTGGAGATCCGCTGCCATGACGCAGATTTTGTGATCGGCATTATAGAACGAACTTTCCATCATCGCCAGGGACAGGCGCTGGACGCAACGCCTATGCGCGGCAAACCTTTTCTGCTGGAGCCGTGGCAGAAGCTGTGCGTTTATGGCATGCTTTGCTTTTATCTGAAGGGTACCCGGGTACGCCTGGTCAAGGAAGCATTTATCTTTGTGCCGCGCAAAAACTCAAAGACGCTGTTTGCATCCGCATTGGGCTGGGCGTTGGGTATTCTTGAAGCTGCCAGCGGATCGAAGGTTTACGTGGTCGGCGCTTCGCTAAAGCAGGCCCTGGAAACTTTTGACAGCTGGGCTTATAACGTGCAGCTGCTTTATCCCACGGAGAAAAAGCTAAAGACCGCCGGGTGGAATATTCAGCATAACAGTTTCACCCATGCTGTCACAAATAACCGCTTGAGCGGCGGCTCCATTAGCCTTAACGCGCTGGCCAGCAATCCTGACAAACAGGATTCTTTCAACTGCAACATTGTCATTGCGGACGAAATGCATGCTTACAAAAGCGCGAAGCAATATACCATCCTGCAGGAAGCTACGGCGGCCTATACCAATAAGCTGGTCATCGGAATCACTACGGCGGGCGATGACCCGACGGGCTTTTGCGCTCAACGTTTGGAGTATTGCCGAAAGGTTCTGCGCGGGCTAATACAGGATGACCAGTATTTTATTTTTGTTTGCGCGGCGGACAAAGATGAAAACGGAGATGTTGACTACACTGATCCAGTGCAGATGCAAAAGGCTAATCCCAACTGGGGAGTTACAATCCGTCCGTCCGATTTTATAAACGATGCCATGCAGGCCCAGAACGATCCACAAATGCGCAAAGATTTTTTATCCAAACGCATGAACGTATTTACCTCCTCCATGCGCTCCTACTTCAACTTGGACGAGTTCCGCCGATCCAATGAGCGCGCCGAGCAGGCCCTGGGCATCGAGTACGCCTGGCCGCTGGATAAAAAGCTGCAGTTCCTGGCCCGGCTGCCCGGCGTCAAATGGTACGGCGGCGCTGACCTGTCGAAATTGCACGACCTCACCGCCGCCGTGCTCCATGGCTGCTATCACGATATCGATATCGTGATCCCGCACTGCTGGTTCCCCATCGTGGCCGCCAACGCCAAAGCCAACGAGGACAACATCCCGCTGTTCGGCTGGCAGGATGACGGCTGGCTCACTATGTGCAACGCGCCCACCAACAATCACACCATGGTGGTGGATTGGTTCAAGGCCATGAAGGCCAGGGGCTTCCGCATCGCCCAGGTGGGCCATGACCGCAAATTCTGCCGCGAGTATTTCATCGGCATGAAGCGGGCGGGCTTTAATATCGTCGATCAGCCCCAGTATTTTTACAAAAAATCCGAGGGCTTCCGCCGGATCGAGGAAAAGGCGAAGAATGACAAGCTGTACTACCTGGGCGCCGAGCCCTATGAGTACTGCGTGGCCAACGTCCACGCCATCGAAAAAACCGATGACATGATCCAATACGAAAAAATTCAGCCCGAGCACCGCATCGACGTTTTTGACGCCGATGTTTTTGCGTGCGTCCGCATGCTGGAAAGCCTGGAAAAATCCGGGGTAGCCGATGCCTGGTTCGGCAAGAAGGAGTGACGCCATGAGCAAGAAACGAAACCGCGCGCAGCCGATCCGGCGGCAGGCCGAGACCGCCCAGAACAGCGTGGCCATCTGGATGGGCAAGGATGATATCTGCTGTCCCGGGTATACCAGATTGTCCGATAACCCGGAGATCCAGACCGCCTGCCTGCGCATCGCCGAGCTGATCGGCTCCATGACCATCCATTTGATGGAAAACACCGCGGGCGGCGACAAGCGGATCATTAACGAGCTGTCCCGCATGATCGATATCTGGCCCAACCGCAACATGAGCCGCATGCAGTGGATGACCGCCATTGTCATGAATCTGCTGCTCTACGGCCACGGCAATTCGGTGGTGGTGCCCCATACCCACCAGGGCAACCTGCAAAGCCTGGAGCCCATCGCCTCCGATCGCGTCGCATTTATGCCCGTGGGCAACAGCCGCCGCGATTACGTGGTGCAGATCGATGGCCAGCCCCGGGATCCCGCCGACCTGTGCCACTTCGTTTATAACCCCGATCCGCATTATCTCTGGATGGGCCAGGGCGTCACCGTCACCCTGCGGGATATCGCCCAGAACCTCAAGCAGGCGCAGAAAACCCAGAATGCATTTATGCAGTCCGAATGGAAACCGTCCATCATCGTCAAGGTGGACGGCCTGGCCGATCAGCTGGCCAGCCCCGAGGGCCGCGCCCAGATCCTGGCCGATTACGTCAACCCCCAGTACCAGGGCCAGCCCTGGCTGGTGCCCGGCGAGCTGTTCGACGTCAAGGAGGTCAGGCCGCTGTCGCTCAACGATCTGGCAATCAAGGACACCGTCGAATTGGATCGCCGCGGCGTGGCGTCGGTGATCGGCGTGCCGCCCTACCTGCTGGGCGTGGGCGCGTTCAATCGGGACGAGTGGAACAACTTCGTCCAGACCAAAGTCCGCGCCATCGCCCTGCTGATCCAGCAGGAGCTCACCCGGGCGCTGATCATCAGCCCCAGCTGGTATCTGGAGCTCAATTACTGGAGCCTGCTGGATTTCGACATGAAGAGCATGAGCGATATCCTGCTGTCGGGCGCCGACCGCGGCTATGTCAACGGCGACGAGTGGCGCGATCGAATGCACCTGCCGCCCGCCGGGCTCACCGAATACAAGGTGCTGGAAAATTACATTCCGGTGGACGCCTCCGGGGATCAGAAAAAGCTGGTGCAATCATGAAACTGACGCTTACCTGTCCCCATGCCGAGTATCGCGCCGGCATGGTGATCTACTGCAAAAAAACAGACGCGCCCTGCGGGCACGTCTTTTTTAAAACCTGCAAAGGCTGGTGGGCGCTGACGCCCACGGCCAACCAATGCCCATTAAGGAGGGATGGAAATGCGCACGCAGCGGCAGCTGAGAGCGGTAACCACCAAATTTGAAACGAGGGAAGTCGGCGAGGTGCCCCACATCAGCGGACACTTCGCCGTTTTTGACAGCGTGTATGATATCGGCCCCGGCATGAGCGAGAGCATCGCCCGCGGGGCTTTTTCTAACACGCTGGACGGAGACATCAGGGCGCTTACCAACCACGATACCACCCTGGTGCTGGGGCGGACGCTGGCCGGGACGCTGGAACTGCGCGAGGACGAGACCGGGCTTTATGGGGATATCGCCATCAATCCGAACGATAGCGACGCCATGAACACCTGGGCCCGTGTACAGCGCGGCGATGTTACCCAGTGCTCCATCGGCTTTGACATCGTCCGAGAGGAAACCGAAGTCCGCGAGGACGGCTCCACCCACTGGCGGATCGCGGAGATC